CGTTTTAGGTTCTTGGTCTTTCATAAATTTGTCTAAAGCATCTTTGTCTTTAGCAAAAGTTTCCATAGCTTTATCTATTCCCATTTGAGTACCATCAACGGTTAAAGTCATTTCACCACCAGGACCTATTTCTGATAAATTAGCTATGAAGTTTCTTTGTTCTTCGGTAAAAGTAGCAGGAAATTTGATTTTACTTAATTTCATATCAAGTTCCTTAGAACCAACAGCCATCTTTGTTAATTCATCATAACTTATATTTATTTCTTTTGAAATTGCCATCAATTGTCTTTTAGCTCCAGGCATAATTTCAAAACGACCATCTTTATTGATTTGTACAAATTTTTCCGACATTTTGGCCATTTGATTCATTAACTCACCAGGGTCATTCTGTGCCATATCCATCAAACGAAGTGGGTCTAATAATTCAGATTGTGTAACACCTAATCTTTGTAATGCCGCCGACATTTCTATAGCTTTGTCAGGTTCGAATAAACTTTCGGATAATGTAAAAACTTCTTCCATGTTTATTCTTAAAACTTTAGCCTGAGCTACCATTTTAGTTAACCCTTCTATACCACCTTTAAAATTAAATGTATTAAGTTTAGTTAAATTTTTTGCTACCTCATCTGAAACACCCCTAGCATTAACACCCATTTTTCTTGAGATGTCAACTACTTTCTGCATTTGGTCTTGTACACCCATATATGAAACACCAACATCTTTGAATTTTTTTGCCATATCATCAACTTCCAAACCAGTAACCTTAGCTGTTGCTATTAATCCTTTATACGCTTGATTATTTAATATGACATTCCTACCCAAATCAGAGGATATTGAGGTTTGAATTGCTGCTATGTCTGAGAATTTACCTCCCAACTCCTTAACATCACCAACAACATCGGTCATTGCAGCTTTGATGTTAAGAATATTTTCTCTACCAACACCAAAAGATTTTGCGACACCAATTGCAGCACCCTCTACTTCATCAAAAACTTTTTTTAAACTAGCAGGTTTTACATTTGATAATACAGCGTCACCAAAGTTTTCTCCAATTTCCTGAAATTGTTTTTCTATACCACTTAAGAGTGATTTACCATCGTCTCCACCCATATTTAAATTGTTTTATAAATAAATACCACACACCTTTTTTTATTTTTCAGATGTGTGGTATTCTATAATTTTATTGACTAAATATTTTCTTGAGTATGTTGGTAAATTTAAAAAATCGGTATATGATGTATGAAGAAATTTACCCAATAAAAAATACTCATCTAATAATACTTCTCTATACTTAGAAGAAAGGGCGAAAAAATTCAACACCAAAGGTGACCTCCAAATTCACCTGTTCACCTGATGGTGCTCTAACAACTCTTTTTAAATCCAAAGATGGTTCATTTTCTTTTATGAATTTTTTAATAAATTTTGAATCCATAATTGGAAGATTATTTACCATTTGTGAAATTTTTTCTCTATCTGTCTCACCATTAATTTCTACAATATGTTTCATCAATTTCCAAGTAACCCTTGGTGGTGTCATATTAGATGGATAACTTTCAACCATTTTATCTATTTCAATGATTTCACCATAAGTCAGTGGTTTTAATTTCACGTTAGCTTCACTTCTTGGTAACTTTACTAAAAAATGTCCATTTTCATCAGGGGTTGAATTTGGTTTAATAATATTAAGTTCATCTAAAACTATTGTTGCTTCGAATGATTTATTTGTGATTGGGTCATTTAATGTGAGAGTATATTCAGGACCAAAAGATGTATTTCTCAAATAAATTAGAATTGCTTCAACATCACCTTCTAACAATTCTTCAGGTCTAATATCTGTTTCATAAAGTTTACTTCGTATTAAAGTAGTAACAACATTTACATTAGGATTAGAAATTCCCCCTAAAATTATGTTTTCATCATTAGCTGTAAGATAACCAACCTTGACAGATTTCTTTTTATTCTTATAAAAAATACCACCCGATGGTAAAGGAACAACATCGTGTGGTAAGTTAAAATTTTCAGTACCGGCCTTAATTAAATCTGCATTCATATTGTATTTTTACTTTTAAAAATAAAATAACAATAGAAAATTTAAATAGTTCTTATTAATAAACTAAGATACATCTATCCATTCTAAGATTGGCTTGAATCGTTGCTATTTTGTCATCACTATATGATAGACCTTGAAAATCTACATTTGTTAGGAAACACCCCTCTAAAATCCATTTTTCAACAACAACACCCGTTGGGTCTAACATCTCCAAATCAACATTTTTCTTATATCCCGCAGCATACCCCATACGACCTGTTACAGATTCAGCATGAAGACGAACCCATTCCATAAGTGCTTGTGCTGCAGATGGACCGATAGGGTCTCTAAAAGTAACAGAAATTTCTTCCCAGTTAAATCTACCTGCAACATATGTTGAAGTGTTTAAAAATGGGATTTCAACCGGGTTTATCTTAACTTTTGGTCTAGATGTTGATTCCACGAACCATTCATTAATACCTAAAGAAGAAGGAAATCTCATAATAAACCTATTCTGTCTTTTAGGTTCATAAGGTATGGGCATTTTCATCAATAAATCAGCCATCGTATAAAGTTTTTAATTTTTTTTATTTTTATTATAAATATCTTATTTTATTTTTTTCTATTGACTTTATAAAATCAAATTTCTATTATTATACTAGAACTAGTTTTATATAATTATTAATTATATTAATTTATTTAATATTTTTCTTATTCTAGTTTCTAATTGTAATTCATCCTCCTCATCTTTTACTTTCTTTTTTATACCTCCATGTGTTGAATATATATTAACACCTTTAATTTCTTTAACCGCAAACTCAATATTTTTTAAATCATCATCGGAAAATCCGAATACTGGTTTTAGTCTATATTCTGTTACTCCTTTTAATGAAAGATTATCATTTAAATAACGAATCAATTCCTCTACTGAAGATTTAAACATTCTTATAGCTTCTAATTTTATTTCTTCGGGTTTTATACCTCCATTTGGATAGTAATATCCTACAGGAAAGAATAGACAATTATCTAAATACTCATCTAACTCGTCTTCTACTGAACCTGTTTCTATACCAGCCTTTTCGTTTCTTTTTTTAATACTTTTATAAAAATCCTCAATCGAAATACCTTCAACATTATTAGTTATTAGTTCATAAAAAGCTTTTTTAAATACTTCAGGATTATGTCCTCTCGCCGTTATTATTGCTAAATATGAACCACTATTTACTGCTTCAACAACATCTTCCCAAGCTGGACCTAACTTAGCGTTTTTCATATCTCTAATAAATTCGGATTCTCCACTTCTGAAATCTCTAAATGGATTATCAGATAAACCGACAATCATTTCACCCTCATACTCAAATGGTTTAAAAGATTTTCCAGTTTTAGGGTCGAAATTTTTTCTATATTCAGCAAAAGGTTCAGTTCCCATACCAATCTCACCATCATCTTCAGTTTTTAAATATATTTTTGTTGGCATAAACATTATATTATCATCCCAATCTAACATATAATATTTCAGAGGAATTTTTCTTTCCTCAAACTCTCTTAATAATTTTATAATTGTATTTCTCATACTAATAAATATATCTTAATTAAAAAAAGGAAGATGGTTTATTATCTCCCTTTTGTTCAATTTATCGTAATGATAGCTCAAATTTTAACGAACCACAATCCCAAATTCTATCATACCCTTTTAGTTTCATAATTTCCCACTCTGTCATATTTTTATCATAACCCTCCTTAACAAGTACATCCTTTCTAAACACAAATCTATGATGTCTATTTAGATATTTATCAGTTTTAATATACCAATAATTTGGTGGTGTTTTTGATGTATATTGAAAACCATTTTTGTGATAAACTGTGTTGTTTGGATTAATACCCGACCATCTGATATCTGCAAAAGTTTCTATTTTATGTGGATTGATGTTATTGATAAAATATTTTAACAATTTAGAGAATCCTCCAACAATTGTAGTGAACTTTTTATTACTAAATCGGATTAATTCATATTCGTCAGAAATGATATCTTTATTACCTAACGATTTTCTTTTTTTTCCAAAAGTCATTACAGATACTAATTCATTTTCAAAAAAAAGACCATATCTAAATTTATCAATAGTATAACCTTGTAAATGATTTTCATTCAAAAATTCCATAGATTGTTTTTTTGTGATTTCTTGAGCATTACATTTTCTACCATAAATTTTACTATTTAAATTCAATTTACTCGATAACTTAGATAATACGATATCTGTTTTTAACATAATTTCATCTTCATAGAATTGAATCAAATTAATATTTTTATCATTCGAAAGAATCGTTTTGTCAATATGATATAATTTTGTCTTTTCTCCACTTATTTCAGAATGAAAATAATTACCATTTACCTCAATTCCAAGATTGAAATCGGGTAAAAAAATATCAATTTCTTTACCATTTAATATTTTTCTGTCGGCATCAATATGTTTTATATTATTCGTATTTAAAAAATCTTTAATTTTTTGTTCTAAGTTGGAATTTTTGGTAATTGGGTAACATTTTCTACAGATTGGTATTTTACCACTACCTAATAATGTACTACTAAAAATGTTTTCACATTTAGTACACTCGAAAGTATAAGATTGTGAGGTATTACCATTTTTATTTTGTTTATAATCATCTAATAACTTCAAATTTTGTTCATCTAATTTGGGGAGTAGTTTGTCTAAATGTTTTATTTTAATTGTGTTTTTTAATTTATCCACAAATTCTTGTAAATACATAGGACTCTTAACTCCATACTTCTCTATGAAAAGTTTATCTCTATTTTTTTTAAACTCATCTAATTTGAATAAAGAATCCTCACCATACTTTTCATATAACACTTGTTTCGACTTGTTAATTCTATTTTCTTTATTGACCTCTTTTTTATTCCAAATTGTTCTACATTCATTGGAACAAAGTTTTCTTTCGTGTTTTTTTCTTTCTGTAAAACTATTACCACATTGGATACAAGTTCTGTTTTCCCTCACGCTTTCATCTTTCTCCTTACCAAGTATCTTATTTTTTTTAGCATACTCAAAATAACAAGTTCTATCACAGAATTTTTTATCTCTATGTTTATAATCTGTAACAAACATATTCGTACAATTCATACATTTTAATTCAATTTTCATAGGTAAATTATTTTTTAATGTAACAAACACCAATCTATATATAAATATAGGATATTTAATTAAAAAACAAAAACCCTCCTTTAAATTAAGGAGGGTTAATTTTTTGTGGTATTAAAATATATTAAATATTCTCAAACGAAGCACCTGTTGGGGTGATATAGAAAGTAATATCTATAAATTCTAACGAACGAGTTGGTTTAATATATATTTTACCTGTCAATTGGTTTCTATCCAAATCTGCAGGGTCTGAAGAAACCGTTACACGGAAATCATACAAACCTCTATCTCTTCTGATAGCATCTAATATTGGATTGACAGCATCTAAGAAATCTTGTCTTACTTTTTCGTCATTTTGTTCGAACAACAATCTAACTGAAACTGCAGATATAAGTTTTCTTGCTTGTAATAACAATCTTCTTACGTTGATTCTATCAAGAGCAGATTCTCTAATTTGCATAGTTTTGTTACCCCAAATAACTGTTCCTACATCAGAGAAAGTTGCGATTGGATTAATTCTACCTTTGTATAGAGTATCTCTTTCTTCTTGTGTAAGTTTTCTTCTCGCTTTGATTGCGTTAACAATACCTCTTGTATAACCTGCCGCAGCAAACCAAGGGAAAGCAATATTATCAGTTAAAGCTAAGTTTCTACAAACCTCAGCAGTTGGTGGTATATAGATTTGTGTATTGTTAACAGTATCTCTTGTTAATACCCAAGGATAGTAAGTTGCCGTGTAGTTAGAATCTATACCCGCAGTTTCTAAGTTATCAACAGCTTCTTGTGGATAAATAACATCAGTTTGTTCACCCGTTGTTGGTACTAACATATTGTAGTCAGGTGTTGTTGTGATGTAAATTGAGTCAGCTCTATCAAATTCTATCATTTCTATTGCTGCTTCTACAAGGTTACTATTGTTTACATAATCAATACCTGTTGTTACGAATACATTTATATTAACCGCTTCAGGATTTTGGAATGTTTGTTGACCTAACAAGTAAGCGTAATAGTCAGTATTAGCATAATCTTGAGTTGTATTCCCAACTGTTATTGTTTTGAATGCACCCCATCCTGTTGCTGTTGGATATCTGAACGATGGACATGCACCTCTTAAATAACCACTTCTACCCAAAATAAAGTTATCGGCATTAGTTCTACGTTCTCTGTAGATGTCCCAACCATCGAAACCACCTGAGCACAAGAAACTAAATTTACGTGCAAATATTCTGTAGTAAGGATTTGTTTCATCACTAGGGTCACTTGTGAATGTACCACTACCAACATAAAACTCAGCAGTACCACTTGTAGTAAACGAGTTAGCTATAGTAATACCTGAAGCGTCTTTATCCATATGGAAACCTTTTGTTCTATAAGACCAATCAGCCCCAGTAGTTGCATCACAGATACTTGAACCTGGTAAACGTTTTCCTTTGTAAGTGAAGAAATCAACATCGTAACCAACTGTATCAGAAATACCTAAATATGTTCTTCTAACATTGTCACCAGCACTTCTTAAAGCATCATCAGCACCTGAAGCTAACCCGAAAGGTGGATTGTATACAACTTCACCAGGGAAATCATATTTAGTTTTGTAAATTGGGAATGGTGATTTTGCACCAGCATATTCTCTCATATTGTAACCAACGAAACCACAAGGTAAAGCATCGATTGGTGCATCTTCATTAATCTCTAACATTACAAATTTGGAGTTCAAAGCATATTCACCATCTTTAGTTCCAATTTTTTTAGCTATGAAATTATTTTCATTAGGATTCATTGAACAATTTGTAAATTTCTCTAATACAACAGGATTTGAATCACTATCAAAGAAATCTCTAATTTGAACATCAAAAGTACCATTATTGAATGACATATTTGCCATAGAAATTTTTACTTCTGTATTTGCAGCATCCCCATCAGCTATCGTTGTAAATCTGAATAGATTAAATACTTTGTTACCTCTAAGTTCAGAAACAACCCATGGAGAAACTGGTGATTGGTATCTTTCTAAGTAGAAAGCTATTGAAGTTGCGTCTACCTCTTGTCTTGCATTTGGTAATGCAATCAAGTCACAATTCAAACCTCTAATGTAACCTTTTCTATAACCATAGTTTAATAATGATTGGAACCTTTCTTCTACAAACAATGGTGTTGTTGCTCTTGGTTTTGCAAAGTTACTTGAACCGAATACTTTAGCAATATACTTAGGGTCTGAATTAGTAAATGATGTTTCGAAAGTAAAGTTATCACCATCTTTATTAGTAACATTAAGTGCAAATGTTGAATATGGATTTTTAGTAACCGCTGAATATGTGCCAGTACAATCCATACTAACGTCAGTTAATCCACTGACCTCATATACGGCACCATTATCTGTACCATAAGTTGCAATACCTCTTGAACGTAGTGTTGCTATTACCAAGTCATCATAATCTGTATATGCTGTACCACTATAAATGTATATGTTACCAGTTATACTACCACTATAACAATTAGTGATTGTACCTGTTTGAATTGTTCCTGTATTACTTGTTGTACAAACACCACATGGGTCTGTGAAAAGTAAATTAATAGTCCAAGCTGAAGTTGCTGTCAAATCGTCAGATACTATTGTATATGATTTAGTCAAAGAACTAAAATTATAACCAACTGTTGTTGCCGATTGTACCACACCACCACTTGTTATACCACTTAATGCTGGGTTAGTACAAGCACTGAAATTAATAGTCATTGCAGTTACGTCAGCTGTAGTTGCTGTGGATGGAAGACAAACATTAATTACATTTGTATTGTAATTGATTGCACCTGTAACTGTAGTGATAGTTGGAGAACTTACTGAGTAACTATAAAATGATGCACAATTTGATAACGATGATGTTAGTGTTAAACTATTAACATAATCGTAAAAAGAATAACCCGAATATTGACCATTTCCAATATTATCAAAAGTTGCATAATACCAAGTATCATTAACGGCTGCAGTATAGTCGGCCAAATCCGAACTAATGTTATCAACACCAAACACATTATTTTGAGAAGTGTACCCTGATAATAATGTATCAATAGTTCCACCTGATACTACACCAAAATAGTTTATTGATGTTGCTGATGTTGATGGGGTGTTTAAAATATTGAATAACTGATTTTTTATATCAGAATCAATCGTTGAGGTTGACCCATTAAATAACTCATATGTACTATATAAGTCACCCGATAGAAGTGCCGGTATTGATGTTGTGTATGAAATAGAGTTAATACTATTTGTACAACCAGTAAAATTGATTGTATAACTACTAACTTTAAATTCAACACATTGTGTAATACAACTTACAGTTGAAGCACTTGAACAATCAAACCCAACAGTTGATTGGTCAACATTAGCAACCGTAGATATAGACCAAGAAGGTCCTGCATCATAACCTGATAACCCAAGAATTCTTGTTACGAATAATTGGTTAGATTGTTGTAAGTATGCTTTGGCTACATAAGCGGCTTCATACTTTGGTATTTGAGTGTTTATAAATTTCTCAGGGGAAGTACCACCGAAATACGTTGTGAATTCGTCAAAGTTTGTAATAAAAATAGGTTCGAAGGCTGGACCTTTCAAGGTTTCACCAACAATACCAAGAGTTGTTACGCCCACACTTTGTGACACAAAACTTAAATCGACCTCAGAAGTATAGACACCAGGAGATACGAAAACTTTACTGTTTGACATTGATAAGGATGTTTAATAATTTATTTTATAAATAAATATTAGTATCAACCCTAAAAAACTTTACTTCATTATATGTATTGATAAATTGAGTAGAATAAATTCTACCTTTTTTCTACTATGTCTAAAACAGAGAAAAAAATAAAGAATTTGAAGATATCTATTGAGGTACACGATATATTAAAAACATATTGTGATAAGAATGGTATAAAAATGTATCGTTTTTTGGAAAGATTGATAGTTGAAAAGTGTAAAGAAAAAAAAGATATATATGGTGATTCTTAAAGTAAGAAGCCACTCAAAACCATAGAAGATACTTCAGAGACATTTAATCTAACTACTTCAATCCTTACAATATCATTAGTGTTAATTTGTACTTGTGAAACATTAGTTCCATAATAATCATTATTAATATAAACATCATAGGTATTGACATTAACAATATCTAATATACTAAGATTAGTTGTGTAATTGAATGTTTGAGATAATGTATCGTTACCCACATTATAAATCAAATTGAAATTATTTGATTGTTCAATAGATTCCATTTTTTTTCTTCTTCTTGTTGTACGAGTATCAACTTCGGTAACTTGTAAAACTCTACTTACTGCAGGACTTACTTCAAACTCGTTTTCATCAATTAGAAAACCTAACATAGTAAAACTATAACTTTGGATATAATATTTTCTTTTGTTCAAATCTAAGACACTTTCATCCGAAATATCACCCATTACAATTGGAATATAATGCCCTTTAATAACTTGATACGCTTGACGAGATGCAAATTTCTCCAAAATAATTTTATTAAATTGGTTTAGTTCTCTCATTCGATTACAAATTACTTTCACCTCAAATGATATATCAACAGGAACTGGTTGTGGTATTTTGTATACATCCATACCCATTCTTTGTCCATCCCAAGTTGGAACTTGAGCATAAAAAAATAATCTTCTATTTGGTATATTATATAATGTAGATGGATTTGTCCCAAACTTAACTTCAGGTTTTCTTACAACTGTAACAAAAGGTGGTTCAACATTCTTATCAATATTTTGTATCTCCCAAGTTTCAACAAATTGAGACCAATTCTGTGTTGTAATTATTATATCAATCGTTGGTATTATTTTTCCATCAACAATTAGTTTTAACTCTTCTTTTACAAAATCCAAAAACCCACCATCTAAATCAGCATGTAAAATAGATTTAGGTAAATAAGTTCCATCCTTATTTATCTTTTCTAACAATTCTTCCCTTCTTGCTAAACCAACTTTTGATTCTGTTAGGGGTAAATATTTTTTTATTTTTTTAGGTAGTGGCATTTTTATAATCCTCTAAATTCATCATCAACGACTGCTGATGCTATTATTGTACGATAAAATGGTTTATATCCAGCATATGTGTGTTTATTATCTGATACCACCCTTCCATCGTCAGTGACTGTGTAGAATCTAATTCTATCCTCAGTTTCATAATAACCAATATAATCACCAAAACTTACATCAACACCCAACTCATCTAATTGTCTTTGATAAACCGAAACTTTCATATTACCAGGTTCAGTTTGATTAATTCTACTATTACCATAATTCTTATTTTCAGCTTCAGAAATCTGTACTAAACCTTTAAATTCAACTGGTGGTAAAAATTTAATACCATCCTTCAAAGTTTCACCATAAACATCGTCTGTTTTGGTTTTCATTTTATCTATACGATATAAAACTAAAGTAAAATTCATATCACCATGTAACCATTCTGACCCCATATTAATATCGAGGTCATAGTCATTTTGGTCAAAAAACTTACCGAGTCTAGTAATTGGTACTCTATTATTCATATTGATAAATATAAACTTATTAACTATTTTTATGTTAAAATACTATTTTGAATATATCAGGTAACACCTCTAATCTTATTGAATTAAAAGCACTCGACATATTAGATAATTATTCGGGAACAAATAACTATATTCAAAAATTAAAATACCTAAAGGAATCCAATAAAAAGTTTTACCCCACTCGTTCCCAAGCTGAATATATTATCAACTATCATTCTGTTGAACCAAAGGTTGCAAAGAAGTGGGTTAATATGGAACCATATTTTGCAAACAAGATTGCTGATGAAAAAAATATGTTATCAGTACCAACTGATATTTGGGTTGAAAAGTTATTGGTTGATAAAGATAAATCATACCATATTTGGGGTAAATTTAATACTGGTGACACTCTAACAGATATGTGGTTACCTAAGGCAGCATTATTAAAAACCCATAATACAATAGAAGTTAAAATTGATTATACAAAATATAGTCACAGACCACCACTTGAACACCAAAAAACCGCAATAGAAAAATTGGTGGGTAGTAAAAGATTTATTTTAGCTGACGATATGGGACTTGGTAAAACGACTAGTACTATAATCGCAGCATTAGAAACTGATATTAAAAAGATTTTAATTATCTGTCCTGCATCCCTTAAGATAAATTGGGAAAGGGAAATTAAAAACTACACAGATAGAAGTGTATATATTTGTGAAGGTAAAAACTTCTCAACTGAACACGACTTTGTTATTGTAAATTATGATATCATTAAAAATTTTTATGATTTAAAAAACAAAGAAAACTCCCCAATCACAAAAGGTAACTTTGATTTGGTTATTATAGACGAAGCTCATTACATATCCAATCCCCAAGCTCAAAGAACAAAATTAATTAATAGTTTTGTTAAGGATGTTGAATATCTTTGGTTATTAACTGGTACTCCGATGACATCAAGGCCAATCAACTATTATAATTTATTGAATCTAATTGAAAGTCCTGTTGCTCAAAATTGGATGGCTTATGTTATCCGTTATTGTCAAGGATATCAATTTAAGGCGGGTAATAGAAAGGTTTGGAATGTGAATGGGGCGTCAAACTTGGAAGAGTTAAGAGATAGGACATCAAGACAAGTTTTAAGAAGATTAAAAGAGGATGTACTAGATTTACCTGAAAAGATTATTACCCCAATCTATCTTAGATTAAAATCTAAAATGTATGAAGAGTTAATGGGTGAGTATTACGAATGGTATAATAAACATCCTGATGAATCGAGGTCTTTAACAGTTCAGTTTAATAAGTTGATGAAAGTTAGACAAGTAATTGCTGAAGAAAAAATATTGAATACAATTGAGGTTGTTGAAAATATTTTGGAACTTGGTAAAAAAGTTATCATATTCACAAACTTTACAGATACTCTACATAAGATTCATTCTCACTTTGGAAAGAAAGCTGTTTATTTGGATGGAACTTGCTCAAAGGTTCAAAGACAATACGCTGTTGACCAATTCCAAGATAACGATAAGGTTAAAGTTTTTGTTGGGAACTTACAAGCTGCAGGAGTTGGTATTACATTAACTGCAGGTGAAGCTGTTGTATTTAATGACTTATCTTTTGTCCCCGCACATCACCAACAAGCTGAGGATAGAGCCTATAGATATGGTCAAAAGAATTGTGTTTCAGTCTATTATCCATTATTTGATAATACGATTGAAGGTGTTATCTATGATATGTTGATTAATAAAAAGAATGTTATTGATACTGTTATGGGTGATAATATTGATAGAGCGGAGTTCATTGAGCAAATTATGAACAAGATTAATTCTGTTCGTTAATATTTATGAGATATTTATATCTTATGGAAAGAGCAGCAAATTTACTTAAAGAAATAATATTAACTAAAGAAGATATATTATCTGAAGCAAAAAAAATTGGTATTGATAAATTACCATTTGGATATCGTTCAATTAGTAGTTTCATCGATGGAAAAACGATGGATATACATTACAACAAACATTATAAAGGTTATGTTGATAAATTGAATAAAGCCTTATCTAAAAAGAACTATGGTGATGTTGAATTGGAGAACATTATTAAATCCATTTCGAAGTATAATAAAACAATAAGGAATAATGCTGGTGGTGCTTTTAATCATGCTTTATTTTGGAAAATGTTGTCCCCAAAAAAACAAGAAATACCAACTGAGATAAAAAACAAAATTATTAAAGATTTCGGTTCAATTAATACATTCAAAAAAGAATTCACCGAAATAGCAAAGGATAGATTTGGTTCAGGTTGGTGTTGGTTAATATTGACAAAAAACAACAGACTTAAAATTATGTCAACACCCAACCAAGACAATCCACTAATGAACATAGTTGATGGGGGTGGATTTCCTATTCTTGGTCTTGATGTATGGGAACACGCATATTATCTCAAATATCAAAACAAAAGAGATGAATATATTGAAAATTTTTGGGATGTTGTCAATTGGGAGTTTGTTAATAAATTATATACAGATAAAAAGAAAACTAAGTTAACTGAATCAGTTAAAACTAAAAAATTAATCAAAGAAGAAGTTGAGGTATTAAACCCAAACGGAAGACTAAATCCTATTTTTGTTCAAACAATATTGAAGAAAGTTTATCCAAAATGTTCTCCTGAAATTATTAGGGATTACAATCCTGATACTCGTATTGAATCACCTTGTTATGGTAAAATCCAAACTGAGTTATGTAAAACAAACTATGGTGTTATTGGTGGAAAATATGCTGTAAGTCAAAGGGGTGGAACTGGTGAATGGTCGGTTGTTAATTGGTTTGATGCTAACACTCGAATTAGTGATAAGATATTAGAGTTTTATGAAAAATATAATAGTAAAAACTATGATTTGGAAACTTGGTTTAATATTATGGGAAAAACTCTGTTTGGTGATGAGGGAAAGTTTACCAATAGTTTGGCAAATATAGTTTTAAATCCAAAAACAAAAAAAGGAACTTTGGATAGAGGTATTGAAAGGGAAAAAATTGCGATTGAAATAT